AAGAATCTGATTGATAGTGATGAGTACAAGGAGATTTTTCCGCAAGTTAAGTTAGCGGCGGATAGTAAGGCATCTGGTCGGTGGGATACCAGCAAGGGTGGTATGTACTATGCGGTCGGTGTTGGTTCTAACTTGGCTGGTCGTGGTGGTGATTTGGTGATTATTGACGATCCGCACTCGGAGCAGACCGCTATGAGCGCTAGTGGTTTTGACGACGCGTGGGATTGGTACACTGGGGGCCCTCGTCAGCGTTTGCAGCCGGGTGGAAGTATCGTTTTGGTACAGACGCGGTGGTCGGAGAAGGACATGACGGGTCAGTTGATGCGAGCAATGGCTAAAGATCCGTTGGCTGACCAGTGGGAAGTGGTGGAATTACCGGCCATTTTTGATGACGGGAGTCCGTGTTGGCCTGAATTCTGGTCTATTGAAGATTTAACGGCGGTAAAGGCGTCAATTCCGCCTAGTAAATGGAACGCGCAGTACCAACAGAACCCTACTGGTGAAGAAAACGCGATTATTCCACGCGAATGGTGGAAAAGATGGGAGCAAACTAGGGTCCCCAACCTGCAATTTGTGATTCAGAGCTACGATACGGCGTTTACCAAGCGGGAAACGTCGGACTTTTCGGCTATTACGACGTGGGGCGTGTTTTATCCTAACGAATCGGGGCAGCCCAACCTGATTTTATTGGATAGTAAGAAGGGTCGATGGGATTTTCCTGAATTAAAGCAGATCGCTTTGGATAATTATAAGTTTTGGGACCCCGACACCGTCATTGTGGAGGCGAAAGCGAGTGGTTTGCCCTTGACCCACGAACTACGGAACATGGGTATACCGGTTGTGAACTTCACACCGAGTAAAGGTAACGACAAAGTGTCGCGGGTACATAGTGTTTCGCCATTATTTGAGGCTGGAATGGTCTGGGCCCCCGACGAAGTATTCGCAGATGAGCTGATTGAAGAGGTCGCGGCGTTCCCTAATGGCGAATATGATGACTTGGTTGATAGTATGACGCAGGCTTTAATGCGGTATCGTCAAGGAAACTTTGTACAATTACCCACAGATGATTGGGAAAATGAAGACATATCTGCTAAAGTACGTGTATATTATTAGCCTACTATAATTGCGCTAATACTATTCAATTTCTGATCAAGCGAGGTCAATTATGTCTAATTGTAAGGGCAGATCCAAAAAAATGAAATACGGCGGGGAAGTAAAGAAGATGGCTGAAGGTGGTACCCCCAGTGATGAAGATTTGAAAAGTTTTGGTAAAGGACTTGGTAAGTCTACCAAGGATATGAAGCCTCCCAAAAATCCTAGACGTATGTCACCAGAACAAAAAAAGCGTATTGACGATTTTATCGACAAAAATGTTACGGGTAAAAGCGCTACTAGAAGAATAGCGAAGGGTGGCGTAGTAACGAAAATGGAAAAGGGTGGCGCGGTCCGTGGCTCACGGAAATCGGCCCGTAAAGGTATTGACGGTTGCGCTATTAAGGGCAAGACACGAGCGGTAAGAAACGTCTAAAGGACGAATAAATGGCTGAAGCTAAAAAAGGGTATGGCACCTTCATGGAGAATGCGGTTCCTTCGCAGATTGACATGGAGGACTTGGACGCTGAACTAGAGTTGGAGATTCCCGGCTCACGGAACACGGTCCAAGCGATGATCGAAGCTGAGAATGTTGGTGAGATTGAGATCGAGACGGAGGAAGATGGTGGCGTCACGATTGATTTTGAGCCGATGGATGAGCGTGGCATGGAGGATGATTTTTATGCCAACTTAGCGGAGAACATTCCAGATCGGGAGTTACAGAGGATTGCTGGCGAGTTGCTTGATGAGTTTGATGCAAACAAGGCGGGTCGTCAGGAATGGGAGGAGGCGTATGCGAATGGTTTAGAGCTTCTTGGATTTACGTATGAAGAGAGGACTCAACCATTTCGCGGTGCGTCGGCCGTGACTCATCCTTTGTTGGCAGAGGCTGCAACGCAGTTTCAGGCGCAGGCATTTAACGAGTTGTTACCGGCTTCTGGTCCTGTTCGCACGGTGGTGATGGGTAAGGAGACTCGTGAGAAGGTTGGTCAGGCGCAGCGTGTAAAGCAGTTTATGAATTACTACATCACGAACGTGATGGAGGATTACACGCCTGATATGGACCAGATGTTGTTTTATTTGCCGCTTGCTGGTTCTACGTTTAAGAAAACGTATTACGACGATCAGATGGGTCGTGCGGTATCTAAGTTTGTTCCTGCTGAGAACTTGGTGGTTCCTTACGAGACTGCGGATTTAGACACATGTCCTAATGTGACTCAGACGTTCAGGATTAGCTTGAACGATTTGAGGAAGAAGCAGGTTGCTGGTTTTTATTTGGATATACCGGTCATTCCAGCACAGGCTGCGATGGACGGTGTTTCGGAAGAATTAGACAAGATTGAGGGTGTTGAGCCGTCACAGATCGATTATGACTGTACGTTGCTTGAGTGCCACGTTGATTTAGATTTAGAGGGCTACGAAGAGGTTGATGATGAAGGGGAGCCTACGGGCATTAAGGTTCCTTACGTTGTCACTATTTCACAAGATAATGGTCAGATCCTATCCATAAGACGTAACTATCGGGAAGAGGATGAGAAGAAGCGGAAGATTCAATACTTCACGCACTTCAAGTTCTTACCTGGTTTTGGTTTTTATGGTTTGGGTCTTATACACACCATTGGCGGCTTGTCACGGACGGCTACCGCTGCGTTGAGGCAACTGATCGATGCTGGTACCTTGTCCAACCTCCCCGCTGGCTTTAAGGCCAGAGGACTTCGTATCAGGGACGACGATGATCCACTCCAGCCCGGTGAATTCAGAGATGTGGACGCTCCGGGCGGTGCCATCCGTGACTCCCTCATGCCTTTACCTTTCAAGGGTCCTGATTCAACTTTGTTCCAGTTGTTGGGATTTGTTGTTCAGGCAGGGCAGAGGTTTGCAACAATTACTGATTTAAAGGTTGGTGATGGTAATCAGAGTGCGGCGGTAGGCACGACGATTGCGATGATGGAGCAAGGCTCGCGGGTGATGAGCGCTGTACATAAGCGTTTGCATTATGCGATGCGTCAGGAGTTTAAGATTCTGTCACGGGTGATGAGCGAGAGCTTGCCACAGGAATATCCATACTCTGTTGCCGGAGAAGAATCAACTATCATGCGAGAGGATTTCGATGATAGAGTAGACGTGATTCCGGTAAGCAACCCAAATGCTTTTAGTCAGGCGCAACGCATTGTGTTGGCGCAAACCAAATTACAACTCGCGGGTGCTGCACCGGAATTGCATAACATGCACGAAGTGTATCGTGACATGTATGAAGCGTTGGGCGTGACCGATGTGGATAGAATCATGAAGGCTGTCCCAGATGAGGAGCCTGTACCTATCGATCCGGCGCAAGAAAACATCAACTCTTTGGATATGCTTCAGCTTAAGGCTTTTGAAGGTCAGAATCATCAGGCGCACATTATGTCTCACTTGGTCTTTGGAACGAGTCCAATGGTTGCTTCTTTACCGCCGGTTGCTATGTCGCTACAAAAGCACGTTATGGAGCACGTAAAGATTGCGGCTCAAGAGCAGGCGATGGTTGTATTTAACCAACAGATGCAGCAGGCCCAGCAGCAAGGTATGCAGATGTCTCCAGAGGACGAAATGTTACAGATGGAGCAATTGGTAGCCCAGTACGTTGCGGAAGGTATGCAACAAGTTAAGCAGCTTTCTGGTCAATTGTCTGGTGCTGGTCAACCCGATCCCTTGGTCAAGCTTAAGGAGCAGGAGCTACAAATTAAAGCTCAGGCTGAACAAAACGACGCCCAGATGGATGCTCAGAAGCTACAGCTTGACGCACAGGCTATGCAGAACAGGCAGAACCAGTTCCAGCAGAGGCTTGCCTCACAAGAAAAGCAAACTGCTGCTAGAATACAATCAGCAATGGAACGTGAGTTACTCAAACAAAGGTCGCAATAGTGGAAAGCTTTATGGATTTTTGGCCGGTCATTTCCGGCATTATTGCGGTGGCAGCTATTGGGGTAGCTTTTCGTGCTGAGATTACAGTCCGCGTTAAAATCCTTGAAGATAAGGTTAAGACACTTTTTGATTTGATCAACAAGATTAAATGAAAAACTTTGATATAGCCAAAGCATTAGCCAGTTTAGTACCAGTTCTACTGGCGGCGATGTGGTGGGTTATATCTTCTATTGGTAAGATACAGTCGGATATACAATTAATTAGGGCTAATCAGATGCAACTTATTAGTCCTTCCGGCGAGATTGTTCCGAGCCCAGGCAACGCTTTTGCAAGGCAAGAACTTAAAGAAGAGATGCTTGAGCACATTCATGATTTGAAAGTTAGAGTAAAGTTGTTAGAAGAAAGGGATAAATAACTATGGGATTTAGTTCTATGCTAAAAGCACCAATGGGCCAATTAATCGCTAGTGGTGCTATACAACCCGTGGCTAAAGCAGTTGGTTCGAGTCCTTCCGGAGCGGTTCAGGGAGGTGGACTTAGTATGACGTCCGGGTTACTTTCTTTATTAAATGATCCAGCTATCAGAGCTAAACTAAATTTAAGCACTCCGGCTGCACAAGAAGTAGCCCCAGCTGCCACCGCAGCACCTGCTGCACCGAGTTTATCTATGAATCAACAGAACTTCATGAATACCGATGCGTATAAGCAAGCGTATTCTAACTATCTTCAAAGTTTGGCGCCGAATAGTTCGCCGGTAACGCCAAAAGGCGTGAGCTATATTGATATTTATGACGAAATGCGCCGAGATTCGGCTAATCTTAGACCATTTAGAAGGAGCTAATTATGAAAGGTCGAGTAAAGTATATGGGGTCAGCCCCTAAAGACGCGCCTACTCCAGTTGAGTACGCTCAAATTGATGATCAAGGTAGAATCCCTTACGGCAAAACAGCAGACGCTCCGATGGCCGTGGACACTCGTAAGCGTATGAAGATGCGTGGAACGGGAGCAGCTATCAAAGGTACAGAATTTTACGGTTGTTACCATGCCTCTAATAAAGGGTAAGAGTAAGAAGGCTGTAAGTAGTAATATTCGCAAATTAAAGAAAGAG